ATCTGCTACGTCTCTCATGGTTTTCTTTAGAGCTTTTAGCTCTTTCAATACGGCTTCACCTCTTTTGGCTAAACTGTCATTAGTAGTAAAAGTATTTGAAATCCCTAAAGCAATCACGGCAGCCCTGATGTAGGGACCCTCAGTATCTTTTCCTTTAGTACTAACAGGTTCGCCTAATAGGGGAAATATATCTTTCACAATTTCTGAAATGTCCCTTTCTGAAGGTTTAGCAGGAGGAGGAGGAGTAGTAAGAGGAGGAGGAGGAGTAGTAAGAGGAGGAGTAGCAGGAGTGGTAATAGTGGTAGTAGAAGTGTTAGTAGTAGAAGTAGCAGGTTTAGTAGGAGAAGAAGTAGCAGGTTTAGTAGGAGGAGAAGAAGAAGAAGAAGAAGAAGAAGAAGAAGAAGAAGAAGTATTTTTACTACCAAAACCTTTGGGTGCGGAAGTGCTACTAGATATTGTTTTCTTTGTTAAAAAAGTATTAATCGGGACGTTTTGTGTTTTTTCTCTTTTTCTTTCTTCTTCCATAAAATTTGTAAAATCAAAAATTTTTATCTTGATTTGTGATGATATTTCAAGCAATTTTTTAATAAAATCACTATTAAAACATATAGAACGTCGGGGGTTTTGTTGGAGTAAATTAATTATTATTTTCAATGTTTCATCATAATTATTTATAGACACATACAATTTAACAATAAGAGAATCGTAATAAGGACCACTAAAAGAGTTTGGTACTACATTAGGGGGGAATATTGTCACTAAATTTTCAAGTTCTAGATACATATTATCTACACAATCTATTAATAAAATAAAATTACTATTTCTACTACAGATTTCTTTATACGTTCCGTTTTTTTTGCTTCCAACTTTGCGGTTGAGTAGAGTTGTCTGTAAAAAACTTCTATAATCAGATAAAACTGGTGAAGCGTTATTAATTAAGTTGGTAAGATTACCTCCTTTCATTTTAAATTTAAGTTTATTTTTTTTTGTTTTTTTTGTTTTCAAACTTTTTTTTTTATTCTTTTTTGTTTGTAAATGTTTCATTATTATATAATAAATATAATAATATAATAATTTTAAATAATAACAAATAATTTATATTTATTTACAAAAATTAAATATAAATTACATTTTAAATAACCAATATTTTAAAAATAATTGATGTAGGCATTATAAATAATTCAAATGTTATAAAAAATATTGCTTATTATGATTTAAAACTATAATAATCTGTTGAAACAGAACGTGTAGCATAAGAAAGCGTTGGGTTTTGTGGCGTTGGTGTTTGTATTGTTACTGCTTGATATCTTAAATTGGCAGGTTTTAAACAAAATGCGTAACCACCCTGATCAAAAAATCCAGTGTTTTCCATTAAAAAATTGTCTACTAACTGATAACGCATAGCAACCATTTGACAGCCGTATGTGCGGCATAAAATGGCGCTAGGGTTTGATGGATTTACACCTGTATCAGGCAATACAATTGTCATTCCAGTTTTGTTATATTGTGTTAGCTCTTGTGTATCGGGATTATTTTTAACATTGTAATAATCGTAACCTCTCATAAAAATCGAATTGCTTGTTAAGTTTACATATTCCAAAAATTCTTCATTTTGTAAAAAAGAGTTATTAATTCTGTCTACTATTAGAATTACTTTATTTTGAAATGTTAATAGAGGAACGTTTCCTAAATTTTTTCCTGAATTTTCAAAACTATAATCTTTACCAAGCATAATATTAGAATAAGATTTAAATATATTTGCTAGATTGCTATACATTTTTTTATTGTTACTTTTAATTCTTAAATGAATAATTAGTGGGTCGGTTGAATTAGGGCAACTGCTACCTGAAAAAGCATAGTTTTTTATTACATCCATTACACTTTCAAAGCCAACTGAATTAAAAGTTTCCTTAATATAATAATTATTTGATGTGCTAGAGGCTACAACAGGTTTGTCATTTATTGAATAAATTTCAAAATCTAAACATCTAACGCCTTGTTTGATTAAAGATTTTAAAATATTTACGTTGACAAAATCATTTTTATAAGAACCGCCACTACAAGCGTTATAAGCAGTTTTGATATAATAATCAAACAAATTGCCTTTACAATCCGGGTCATTTGAAGATAATGGTTTAATATATCCATCTACAGATGGATACAAAGTGTTCATATAACTGACTGCTGATTTTTCTAATCTACTTAAATAAATCATATAACCAATAAATATTATCAAAATTATACATATGAATGTTATAATCATATAACTCTGAAATTCTTCGTCTAAATTTTGAATTTTGCTTAAATAATCTGTTGTTGTTGTTGACATTAATCTAATCTAATATATTGATAGTTTTTATTTTTAATTTAAGGGAATAATATTTTATATTATGATGAAATTAAGAATTAAAAAATAATGATAATATATACTAATTATGGCAGGAGGATTAATGCAACTTGTTTCAACAGGACAACAAAATGTAATTTTAAATGGTAACCCTAGTAAGACTTTTTGGAAAGCAACTTATAAAAAATTTACTAATTATGGAAAACAAAATTTTAGATTAGATTACACAGGTTCTCCATCATTAAGTTTAACAACAGAATCAACATTTAACTTTACTGTAAAAAGGTATGCTGATTTGCTTATGGACTGCTACATTTCAATCAATATGCCGAATATTTGGTCGCCAATTATGCCGCCACAAGAGTATACAAATCCCGACGGTTCGAAAGGATATACAGACTGGGCGCCATATGAATTTAAATGGATAGAAAACTTGGGTGCCCAAATCATCAGCAAAATAACAATAACTTGTGGCAATCAAAAACTACAAGAATTTTCAGGACAATACATTTTAGCCTCTACACAGAGAGATTTTCCTGGAACAAAAGTAGTACTATTTAGCGAGATGATTGGAAATACTCCCGAATTAAATGATCCTGGAAATTATGGCGCACGTGTAAACGCATACCCAAATGCTTATTATACTGCTAGCCCTGCTGGTGCGCAACCATCTATCACAGGAAGAACATTATATATTCCTTTAGGTGCTTGGTTCAATTTGGTTACGACACAAGCTTTTCCATTAATAGCTCTTCAATATAACGAGCTTCAAATTAGTGTATCATTTAGACCGATTAATGAGTGGTTTACAATTCGTGATGTAATGGATTATACAAATAATTTTCCAGCAATAGCTCCAAATTTTAATCAATTTTATATGCAATTTTATAGATTTTTACAAACACCTCCAGATGAAGAATTGGGTCCAACATCTTATGTAGATACTAGAACAAATTGGAACGCAGATATAAATTTAAATTGTACTTATTGTTTTCTCTCCAATGATGAATCGGAAATATTTGCTAAAAATGAGCAAAAATATTTAATAAAGCAAGTTTATGAAAAACCTTACTATAATGTTACAGGTCAAAACAAGATTGACATAGATTCTTTGGGTATGGTTATTAGTTGGATGTTTTATTTTCAAAGGAGCGATGCTAATTTGCGAAATCAATGGTCAAATTATACAAATTGGCCTTACAATTATATGCCGCAGGATGTTATACCGGCGCCAACATCAGGAGACGTTGAAAATCCGAATCCTACTCCTCCTCCACCAACACCGCCAACGCTAGGTCCAGGTTTAAATCCATATGGCACCTTAAGTGGTCTATATATTAGTGGAGTATATAATCCGCAAAATATAAAATCAATATTAGTTGCTCTTGGAATATTAATGGATGGTCAATATAGAGAGAATCTATTGCCAGCCGGTGTCTATAACTTTATTGAAAAATATGTTAGAACATCAGGTTATGCGCCTCCAGGACTATATTGTTATAATTTTTGTTTAGATACAAATCCATTTACAACGCAACCATCTGGTGCTATGAATATGAGTAGATTTAGTAATATTCAATTTGAGTTTACTACAATTTCACCCCCAGTTGACCCTTATGCTCAAGTTTTAACAATTTGTGACCCAGTAACAGGAGATATTGTGGGCATTAACAAACCAACTTGGCGCATATATGATTACAATTATAATATGTATTTAATTGAAGAGCGCGTTAATATGGTTACTTTTATTGGAGGAAATGCTGGATTATTATACGCAACATAATAATAAATTAATAATAAATTAATAATTATATTTATATATTATATATGAAAGGTGGTACACTTAGATGTAATAGAACAGAAGAACGTGATTCTGAATGTTTAACACTTTCTTGTGTAGATTATGAAAAAGGTATGTTTAACAGTTTTAAACAGGTTGAATGTAATCCACCAAAAGGGTGGAAAAAATACCGAGATAATGAAGCAGACGCAAATTACTGGTACAACCATGATACAGGAGAAGCAACGTGGAGTGACCCAGCTACTAGAGGTGGTAAATTTAAATCTAGAAAATATGGTAAAAATAAATCTAGAAAATATACATTTAAAAAAAGGAGTCGTAAAAATAAAAAATCAAGAAGGAAATAATTTTATTAAATTATATCAATATACAATTATTGTATTGTTATAATTTTAAATTTGTAAAAAATATTTAACAAAATGATATTGTGCCCCACCTTCGCACACATCCGTCGCAAACTTCAATTGCGTCCTTACCCGATAAATACCCCGTTCCGCGCATTTTATCTTTCGCACTTACCCTCTAGAACCTGTGAGAAGTACATTTTCATTACCTTTACGCCTATATATAGGACTTTTTTAAGTAATGAAACGCCCACAAGCCAAGTGCGGCCCAATAGAAGCGAGTTACTTCTATTTACTTATCTTAATGATTTGGTTTGGTTTGGTTTGTTTTTTTTGCTGTAAGCATCCCATACAGGATGCTCGGAATCGAAGTCGTAAGGTCATTTCATTTCTGAAATGCCGATATACAAATATTCGAAACCTACGGTTGTTGTGTCTGGACCACTATAACCACTAGGGCAGAACGAAGTGTGGTCACACACAGACAAAAGCATTGTGAGAATTAATAATATATAAAGAATCTTCAAATAATTCAAAAATATTTAAAAAAAATCAAAAAAATATTTTTATGGGATTCGAACCTTAGACACTATAAAAAATATATCGTCGGGTTGTTTCGATCAACCGTCCCTTGGGTTATGGGCCCAATGCGCTCCCACTGCGCCACGACGATGAAATGCTTGTGAGAATTTTTAGTATATAAAGAATAAATATATTACATTTAAGAGCTAGCATTTCCAGCAACAAATTGTAAATTAACGCCAGAAGTGCCAGAAATTCCACTGATTTCGGAAGGGCTTAAAGGTGACATACCACCTCTCATTCTCTTAGAACCTTTGCGGCCCTTGTGGAATGCCTTAAATGTTCCCTTCTTTGGTTTATAACCTAATTTAAATAGATTTTTAATGGCTTGTTTGCCTCTTTTATGTTGTTTTCTTGAAACAATATGTCCATGTTTATTTTTCATTAGAGCAGCTTTTGTAAGGCCGCCACTGGTTCGTTTGGCAGTTCCATGCCACACTTGAGCTTTACTTCCTTCAGTTTGATTGAATGACATTATATTAATAATTGAGAAAAAATTAAAATGCTAAATAAAATAAATTCAAAACGCATTTAAAAATTTGATGGTGGCTTTCCACTTCCTCCCGGCATTCCTTCCATTCTGCCCAAATAATTAATATTTAATGGTTGTCCTAAATAAGAGTTGCCATATTGAGTTTTTCCACCTTTATAAAATTTTATTAATTGAGAAATTCTCATATTATGTGAAATTTGCATTGAAGGTGAATCGGAACCAGGTACAAATTTATCATAATTATCTGGAATACATAGACAATTTTTAATTTGTGAATCAGGTTTTACTACATTATATTCTGCTATATATTTAATAATTTTTTGAGTGTTACTTCTTTTTCCAGGCATAAAATATTGTTTGGACTTCATATTAATATGAAGATTTATTTTTATTTTTATTTTTATAAATTTTAAAATAAAATTGAATTTAAATAATCAAATAAAAACAAACTTATAATAACTATATAATGAGCACTACTGATGTTAATCTCGCAAATAAATATCAGCAAAAGACTGATAAGCAGCACATATTGGATAATCCAGATACGTATATTGGTTCTGTTGAAAAAATAGAATCAGTTCAATGGATATTAAATGAAGATAATTCTAAAATAACTGAAAAAAATATTGAATACATTCCAGGATTGTTTAAACTTTTTGATGAAGGCGCTGTTAATGCTCGCGACCATGCTGTAAGAATGGAACAAGCGATTGCCAATGGTCAAGAAAACGCATTGCCGGTTACTAATATTGAAATTACTATTGAAAATGACGGAACTATTTCTATGTATAATGACGGAAATGGCATTGACATTGCTGAACATCCTGAACATAAAATATGGATTCCTGAATTGATTTTTGGACATCTAAGAACATCTACAAATTATGATAAAACTGAAAAAAAAATTGTTGGAGGTAAAAACGGTTTTGGATTCAAACTTGTCTTAATTTGGTCAACATATGGTTCAGTTGAAACAGTTGATCATGTTAGAGGTCTTAAATACAGACAGGAATTTAAGAATAATTTAGATGAAATTTGTAAGCCGTCTATTACTAAATGTAAAAATAAACCATACACTAAAATTACCTTTAAACCTGATTATGAGCGTCTTGGCATTAATGGTTTAACACCAGACCTTATTTCTCTATTAAAAAAAAGAACATATGACATTGCTGCTGTAACAAATAAAAACTTAAAAGTAAAGTTTAATGACAATCTTATTCCTGTCAAACATTTTCAGCAATACATTGATATGTATATTGGTGATAAAAGTGACACACCTCGAGTATATGAAGATACAGGTCCTGATGGAAGATGGGAATATGCGGTTGCTTTAACACCAAATAACGAATTTACACAAGTGTCATTTGTCAACGGCATTCATACGTCTAAAGGTGGAAAGCATGTAGAATATGTATTAAGTCAAATAACTAGAAAATTAGTTGAATTTATTGAAAAGAAGAAAAAAGTAAAAGTAAATCCTAATTCTATAAAAGAGCAGTTAATATTATTTATTCGATGTGACATTGAAAATCCCGCATTTGATAGTCAAACAAAAGATTACATGAATACTCCTTCTTCTAAATTTGGTTCTAAATGTGATGTTAGTGATAAATTTATTGAAAAGGTAGCAAAAATGGGCGTTATGGATGCCGCATTACAATTAACAGAAGTAAAAGAAAATAAAGCTGCTAAAAAAACAGATGGTGTTAAGTCTAAATCAATTCGCGGCATTCCGAAATTAACAGATGCTAATTGGGCTGGAACTGAAAAATCAAAGAATTGTATTATTATCTTTTGTGAGGGTGATTCAGCTAAAGCAGGTATTATTTCTGGATTATCATCTGAAGACCGCAATACAATTGGTGTTTATCCAATGAAAGGAAAGGTATTAAATGTTCGCGGTGAAAGTGTAAAAAAAATTACTGAGAATAAGGAAATTGCTGAAATTAAGAAAATACTAGGTTTGGAAACTGGTAAAAAGTATTTAAATATTGAAGATGTAAACAATAATTTACGATATGGTAAAGTTTTATTTATGACTGATCAGGATTTAGATGGTAGTCACATTAAAGGTTTGGGTATTAATTTGTTTCAATCTGAATGGCCTACATTAGCTAATATTCAAGGATTTATTGGATTTATGAACACTCCTATCTTGAAGGCAAAAAAGGGTTCAGTTGAATTAGATTTCTATAATGATGGCGAATATAATGAATGGAAAGAGGAAAATGACAGTAAGGGATGGAAAATTAAATATTACAAAGGTTTAGGTACAAGTACAGGCAAGGAATTTCGTGAATATTTTGAGAAAAAAAAGATTGTTGGATTTATACATACTGAAAAATCGGATGATTCCATTGACATGGTTTTTAACAAGAAAAGAGCAGAAGATAGAAAAGATTGGTTAAAATTATATAACAGAGATGCGTATCTCGATACTAATAAGTCAAGCGTTTCTTATGAAGAATTTATTGATAGAGAATTAATTCATTTCTCAAAATATGATTGCGACCGTTCTATTCCTAACTTGATGGATGGTCTTAAGATTTCTCTTAGAAAAATATTGTATTCAGCGTTTAAAAAGAATTTGACAACCGAAATCAAAGTAGCACAATTCTCGGGTTATGTTTCAGAGCATTCAGGATATCATCATGGCGAGGCTAGTTTAAATGCTGCGATTGTTGGAATGGCTCAAAACTTTGTAGGGTCTAATAATGTTAACTTATTTATGCCAAATGGACAATTTGGCACTAGATTACAAGGAGGCAAAGACAGTGCTTCTGAAAGATATATATTTACTCAATTAAATAAAATTACTAGAAGTATTTTCCCAGCTACAGATGATAATATATTAAATTATTTAAATGATGATGGATTGCCAGTCGAACCCATTTATTACGCGCCCATTATTCCTATGATTCTTGTTAACGGTTCAAAGGGTATTGGAACAGGTTTTAGCACAGACATTATGTGTTATAATCCATTACAAATTATTGACTATGTAAAGAATAAATTGATGTTAAATAATGCTGATAACACAGATTTTATTCCTTATTATGAAGGATTTAAAGGACATATTTCTAAGATTAATGATGACAAATTTCTAATTAAAGGATTATATGAAAAATTAGCAGTTGACCAAATTAGAGTTACTGAATTGCCTGTTGGATATTGGACGGAGGATTTCAAAGAATTGCTTGAAAGTTTAATCGACCCTGGCGTTGATAAGGACGGAAAAAAGATGTCATCAATTGTTAAAGATTATGATGATATGAGCAAAGACACTAATGTAGAATTTACAATTACATTTACTAAAGGTAAGTTGGAAGAATTAGAAAAGTCAAAAGGCGATTATGATTGTAATGGTCTAGAAAAACTTCTTAAATTGTATACTACAAACACGACTACTAATATGCATTTATTTGATGCGAATGATAGTCTTCAAAAATATAATAAAGTGACCGACATTATTGATTCTTATTATGAAACTAGATTAAAAATGTATGGAACCAGAAAATCGTATATGATAGATGCTTTGGAAAAAGAATTGGTTTTATTATCTAACAAAGCTAAATATATTAAGGAAAATTTAGATGGAACTATTGATTTAAGAAAGAAAAAGAAGGATGAGGTTATTAATTTGTTAAAAACTAAAGGCTATAACAATATTGATAATGATGACGAATTTAAATATTTAGTAAAAATGCCAATGGATTCTGTTACTGAAGAAAATGTCGATAAATTATTAAAGGATAAAGGTAACAAAGAATTCGAATTAGAAACTATTAAAAATACTACAATTAATAAAATGTGGATAACAGAGCTTGATAATCTTAGAGAACAATATATTGACTATAAAACAGAAAGAACAAGGCTTGTTAGCGGTGAAGATGTAAAGAAGAAAAAGGTTGTGTCAAAAGGTACAATAAAAAAAACTGTAAATAAATCGGGTTCAAGTTCTTTATTAATTGAAGAATAATTACAAATATTAAATTAAATTATAAATTAAATTATTAAACTATTAGATAAATTAAATAAAAAATTTTTTTATTTAATTTTAAAATCATATTTACATAATTTCATATTATTTTTACACCTTTTCTCATTTCAAAATGGGCGTTTGAAATGAGAAAAGGTGTAATAGAAATATTTTGTTCATTTGATAAAATTTTAATATTTTCATAATCTCCGCACGAACCACAGTGTTCTTCATTAGATAATTTTATCTTATTACTTAATTTTATATTACATTTTTCAATTTGCCACCTACCTAATAGAGGTATTTTTGAATCTCTATAAAATAATATATTTCTTAGTATTGAGAGAATTCGCATCATAGTTATTGTAGTTATTGTAGTTATTGTACTATTTAATACATTTAATACATTTAATAATTACAATTAAATTTTATTTAAAAAGAACTTAGTCCTGTAATTCCTTTACCTAGTATTAAGCCGTGAATGTCTTGTGTTCCTTCATATGTATTTACGGTTTCAAGATTTACCATATGTCTCATAATGTGATATTCATCTGATATACCATTTCCACCCAGCATATCTCTGGCATTTCTAGCAATATTTAATGCCTTTAAACAATTATTTCTTTTTATAATAGACATATTTTCAGCAATCATTAAGTTATCGTCAATTAACCTGCCAACTCTTAAACTAGCTTGAATGCCTAGCGTAATCTCACTAAGCATATCTGCTAATTTAATTTGAACTAGTTGATTTGCTGCTAATGGTTTACCAAACTGCTTTCTCTCCATTGTGTATTCTCTTGCTCTTAAATAACAATCTTCAGCAGCACCAAGAACTCCCCAAGATATACCATATCTACCATTATTGAGGCAGGAAAACGGTCCTTTTAACCCTTTTATATTTGGTAGCATATTTTCTTTTGGAACAACAACATTGTCCATAAAAATCATACCGGTATTTGTTGTCCGTAATGATAACTTGCCTTGAATTTTAGGACAAGATAATCCTTTCATTTCTTTCTCTAAAATAAAACCTCTTATATCATTATTTTCATCTTTTGCCCAAACTATAAAGACATCTGCGATTGGAGAATTTGTAATCCAATTCTTACTACCATTTAAAATATAATGGCCGCCGTATAATTTTGCGTTAGTTTTCATTTCAGATGGGTCGCTGCCATGATCAGGTTCTGTTAGTCCAAAACAACCAATTAAATTTCCTTTTGCTAATTCAGGTAAATACTTATTTTTTTGTTCTTCCGAACCAAATTTATATATAGGATACATAACTAAAGAAGATTGAACTCCAATACAACTTCTATAACCACTATCAACTCTCTCAATTTCACGCATAATTAATCCGTAAGAAACATAGTTGACACCTGCGCAACCATAACCATTAATTGTTGGACCTAACAGTCCAAGTTTCCCCATTTCACTGATAATATTTTTATCAAACTTTTCATTTCTAAATGATTGAACAACATTTGGTAATAAATTATTTTTTGAAAAATTATATGCTACATCTTTAATATTTTTTTCTTCATCAGTTAATTGTTTTTCAAATAAAAAAGGGTCTTTATAACTAAAAACACTTCTTGAAATAACATTTGTAATATTTCCTTTTCTTAAATAATTATGTCTAATCATTATTGATATAATTATTATTAATTTTTTAAGTCATTTTAAATATATTGGTTTCTACCAGTCTCATTTATAATTTAATTTAACTTGTTTAAAACCAACTTTTAAGTTCTAATTGCCTATCATTATTGCTCGACATTACTGGATGAGCAATTGGAACTACTAATGTGCTAACATCACTAACATATTTCATATAACCTTGGGCTTCACTGTACACTTGTTGAACACAATATTCTAATACTATTTTATTTAAATCTGTAATTTGTTGAGTAATATTATGAGGTTGATTTGCTGAATATTGTAAAAAAACACTTCTCATTACTATTTTTAAAGAATCACAATCTTGTGAACCGATAACATATTGTCCATTTGACCTATTATATACGCCTGCTCTTATGCCATTTTGAATCATTTGAACATTTTGTAGAGAGAAAAAAGCTTGAGATAAATCAGTTGATGTCCATAATCCTTCGGTAGCATTCCTAAATGTTACACATTGATTTGCCGGAATTTTATCATACATTTGAAATAATTTTGAAGTATTAGGAGTTTTAATATCTATGCGACCATTATTTACTTTATTCATTTATATAAAATATGTAAATAGAAAAATTATATTCATTTAATTTATATGGAAGGTTTTCAAAAATTTGTACTTTTCTCTGCGATTTCAATATTAATTCTTGCTTTGGTAGTTATTGGTATATCCCTTTCAAAATCTACGAAAACACAATGGCCTCCCATGATTTCAAGTTGTCCTGATTATTGGACTATGGATGGTTCTGGAAATAATCCAATGTGTATAAATGTAAAGGATTTAGGAACATGTCAACCAACTAGTGGTTCGAGACATTTAATTATGGATTTTAATTCAGCACCTTATGTTGGTTCAAATAGTTTATGTGCGAAATATACATGGGCTAAAAATTGCGGAATAAGTTGGGACGGCATAACATATGGTGTTAGTAATCCTTGTCAATCATCATCTTAAATCAAATGTATTAAAATAAATAATATTAAAATATTATATATAAATTACAATCTATATATAATATGGACATCTGTACTAATGTACAACAGTTACCACATGATTTAATAAATTTAATACAAGATTTTATTCCTAAAAAAGATTTAATATTTACAAATAGAGAGAATTATAAGTTATATCATTCTGAGATTTATATTTCTAGTAAAAATTATGACAGTTATATTAAAAATATTATTAATAGAGATAACGAATTTGTTTTTAATATAATTATCCCACAAGATTACAATAAATGGATTGAAATAAAAAATATTACGTATAAAAGTATGACATTTACTAATTATATACATTTTATTATTTATTATTGTATAGAAAATGAGTCTGTAAATTGTAAAAAAATATTGTTAGATTTTTTAAAAAAACATGGATTGAGTAAAAATCTACATAAAAAGAATATTGTAAAATATATAAGATGGATAAATTAAACATAAATAACCTTATTAATAGAGAAAATGATGCGAAAAATATAAAATATATACTTCAAGAATTTGAATTAAACAAAAATAATTTATTATTTAAAAAAGGCATATATGTGTTTGGCGATCCTGGAACAGGAAAAACATCATTTGTAACAAACATTTTAAAAGAACTGGATTATGATATAATTAAATATGATGCTGGGGATATTAGAAATACATCTGTTATTGAAGATATTACAAGACATAATATGTCTGATAAAAATATAATGAGTTTATTTAATAAAAAAGTGCGAAAAATTGCTATAATCATGGATGAAATTGATGGTATGAATAATGGTGATAAAGGTGGAATAAATACATTAATAAAACTTATTAGACCTAAAAAAACAAAAAAACAGAAAATAGAAGAAGTAACAATAATACCAATTATATGTATTGGAAATTATAAAGTTGATAAAAAAATTAAAGAATTAATGAAAGTATGTAACATTGTTGAATTAAAAACTCCGAATTCACTTCAAATGTCAAATATTATTAATCAATTATTGCCTGAAGTTGATACAAATATTAAAAATAATATTTTGAAATATGTTCAGTTTGATTTGAGAAAAATAAATAACGTGTATAATATTTATAAAAGTAAACCTGAATTGCTTACATGTGAAACTATTGAAAATATTTTACAAATAAAATCATTTAGCGATGACACAAAAAAAACTACATGTAAATTATTACAAAATTATTATCCAATACATCATCACAATAATATTATTAATGAAACGGATAGAACAAGCATTGGTTTATTATGGCACGAAAACATAATTGATTATATTGGAAAAATAGATAAACAAGAATCGATTCCTTTTTATTTAGAACAACTTGACAATATATGTTTTGCTGATTATATAGATAGAATTACATTTCAAAAACAAATATGGCAATTTAATGAAATGAGTTCACTTATTAAAACATTAAAAAATTCCAAATTATATCACAAAACATTTAAAAAAAAGACAACATCTCCGCTTGAAGTTAGATTTACAAAGGTTTTAACAAAATATTCTACTGAATATAATAATTCATTATTCATTCAAAAATTATGTCAAAAGTTAGGAATGGATAAGAAGGATTTATTGGGATTTTTTAATGATCTAAAAAATAAGTTTAATGATGCTGAAATAGTTAATTTATTAGAAAATTTTGAAATATGTAAGCTTGACATTAATCGAATTTATAGGTATATAGAAAAATATACAAAAGAAAACGCTTCAGGAACATTAGATAAAGAAATAGAAGAAATAGAAGAAGAAGAAGACTTGGAAGAAGATGAGTAAAGTGTAAAAGTATTTGAAATTATATCAATAAAATAAATTAAAAATATTATTTATGTTATTGATATAATTTCAAATTAAAATGTGTTTACACACCTTTTATCATTTAAAACGCCCATTATTTTAACTATAATAAACATTTTCATTGACTTATAATATTATATTTTTTGTTATTTATTCATATTTGACAATAAAACAATCATAATAAATATATATACCCACTTCATTAATAATAATAATATAAATAAATACATTTATATTATTTTACTATAGATATATAAAATGGGTGTTTTATAGTTTTATAGAATTAACGTTTTTTTTCAGTATTTCTTTTTTTCAATCTCGCATCGTGTTTTTCACACCACCGTGTGATTGTATTTTCATTTGTTATTTGAGCACACATATGCTTCATGTAATGACCAGGAGAAGTAAAATATAACAAATTAAATCCTTTTGGGTTTCTCAAACCATATTCGCCTGTCGCCAAAACAACAGAAAAAAATAAAGCCTCATCTGGTGAACCTACCAAATAATTATAATATTCACCTGTTTCGGCATTCCTGATTCTTCCATTTGGAGCTGACGTGTAAATTTCTACTTTTTTTCTTTTAGTAGAACCATCTTTTTTAACAACACTTCTATAAATTACATTATAGCCTTTATCTAATTTTTTGGCATTTTCAATCATTTTAAGTTCGGTTGAACTAGCACACGATACATCATCCTGGGTTTGATTATAATTATTCATATTATATATATTGATATAGTTTAATATCTTTAAGTATATTTACTATTATTAATTATTTATCACGTGTTAAATTAAGTTTTTCTTGAATTTTTTCGGTAATAAAAATGTTTATCTTATTTTCTAAATATGTAATTTTTTCTTGTAATTTTTGAATTACAATTTCTTGTTCATTTATTTTTTGTTGCGCTAATTGAGGATTTGTGAGATATTGTAATTTATTCAAATTATTTTGTTGTTCTACATATTTTTGCGTTTGTTCTTTAATTATTTCTTGTCTCTTTTCTTTAATTTCCGCTATTTGTTTTGTTACATCAGTCTTATGCTCTATATTCCCTTGTTTATATGAATCTAATATAACATCTATATCCTCCATAAAAAACTTTAACACTTCTTTTTCTTTTACAAAATCAGCCGGTATTATTTTTGACTCAGTAATAAATTGATTTTGTGGTTCAACTAATAATTCTTTTTTATCAAATGAATTTTGAATATGTGAAAATACTAAAATAGTTTTTTTTGTGTCTAATTGAGCAAAAGGAATTGTATAATTTTTTAGGAATTTTTTCTCTTCAGCTACAGACGAAGATTCATCAAATTTTGTTTTACTTAATAGTTCTTTTTTAAACGCAAATGTTGCTGCGGTTGAATGATTTGGACCATATGGACCAAATTTATACATTTTATGAATATGTTTAAAATATATATACATTTCACTTGCGCCAGCACATAATGCTTTTGGATTTAATCTTAATGTATCTACAGCATGACTTATTCTTTCAGGTGGATAATAATCATCGTCATCCATATAAATAATTATATCACCTGTAGCTTTTTCATTCATTAAATTTCTTTTTTTTCCTAATGTCATTTTTTCATCATATTTGTAGTATTTAACTTGTGGAATATGTGAAACTAGATCTTCAATTTTATCAGTCCCGTCATCTACAATAATCCATTCAATCTTATCTTTTGGATATAATTGATGTTCAAAACATTTTATCATGACAGGAACAAATGGTCTTCTATTGAACGTTGGTGTACATATGCTTACAAAAGGATGTTTTGTTAGTTTTTTTTTATCTTTTCCCATTTAATTACAATTGATTTTTATTTTTAAGTATTATTTACTTGATAATATTTTCCCTGCGTTTTTTATTTCTTTTGTTATGTTTCCACCTTTTAATATATTTTCTAAAAATCTTTGTTTTAAAACTCCTTTAGAACAAATTTTTTTTGCTTGGTGAAAACTTACAACAGGAGTCATATTATCTTTAATTATTGGATTAAATGTATCGAGCGTTATTATTCCAAAATATATTAAACCTAATGATATTATTGAAAATATACCAATTCCGGTTCCTAATTTTGAAAATGAAAGCAATATTACATATAAACTAAATATTGTCATAATTGGAATCTTATAAAATTTTAATACATCAATTATTATACTTCCAGCACCTGTTTTTTTTCCATTCATTTCCGACCCATATGTTATTGATGTAAATATACACCAATACATTAACAAAAATGATAAAAAGAAATATACTGGCACAGCAAAAATAAATGCTAATGTAAAAATAAATACAAGCCATAAAGATATTACATAATAAACCGGCATTGATACTAATGTTACATCTTCCCATTTTGGACCTCCACTAGCTGATAAATTTGAATTTGTTTTAAAAAACCAACCCATATTAGCAAACCA